GAATTACCAGAAGATAACTGGTTTTTTACTGCATCTGAAATCCCTGAAGGAATGGAAATATCTGTTAACGAGAAGGGCGAACCCATTCTGATTGAGATTAAACCGTCTCAGGAGGAACTGGCCAGATAACCACCGGCGCGGTGCTGGTATCCGTTGCCATCACCGCGTCAATGTAATCCAGCACAGCGTTTAGTCGGGTTGTTTCTGCCTGCGTCAGTTTACGTCTGGCCTGTAATTTCAGCTGAATCAGACTGATGGAAGCCATTGCTGCATCAATCAGTGACTGGCGCTGTGCTTCTGCCGCGTCTACTGCGGCATTATGCTGTGCCTCAGTATCTGTCACCCATTTCTCACCATCCCATTTATCGTATGGCGTTAACGGGACGATAGTGGTTGTATTTTCAGGGTAATCACCCGGAGCTGTGATTTCTTTTGATTCTCCCGTTTCGGTGTTATAGACAACTTCACCGCGATGGTCTGGCACATATTCCCATGAGTTAAAATCTGCAGAACGGCAGATTGCATAACCAGCTTTATATGAGCCAGGAGCATCTAAACAGGAACATGCCGGGATACCGACACCCACAGCAAGATATTCAGTTGATGTGGAAATATATTCCCGCGTTTCACCATCATAATTATAAATGGTAATGTCTCCCGCTTTTATAGCAATGAGTTCGTTATTTAATACCGCTTTATTCATCAGGCAGCCCTCACGATATAATTAAAGGCAATGTTACGAGGACGGTTTTCGTTTGCAGTTGGAACAATTCTTGAAGCATCAAGGCCAATCACTTTTGGGTAAACAGCGCCGTCTGCTCTTTCTGTCACCATACTTCTGGTTAAGGAGAAATAACTATTGTTTGTAGAGGGACTCAATGGCACCACTGCCCCCTTAAACGAGCCTACTGATTCCCATATTGAATAATTTTCGGTGTTTACAGTCTTGAACTCACCATAGATATTACGTATGGCATCGCCCTGAGCTGATAATATTGCCCTCCCCGTATCCATACCACGTCCGTCATCCCAGCCACGAATAAACTCACCACGTAAATCAGGCAATTTATTTGTCGGGTAAGCCTTTGCCAGTTCTGGGTATTCTTCAGCAGAAAAAGCTGCTCCGTTGCATTTTAGCCAGCCTGTTGGCGGAGTGGCTGAGGGCCACGGAACAGGTACGCCAACAGGCAATGCTGAGCCTTCTCCTAAACCAAGGTATGTGAGAAGACCAGCTACATCCTTTCCACTCAAATTGGTAAGCGTATTGTCCAGCGGTTGTTTACCTGCCAGCGCATTAAGCATTGTCGTGGCAAAGTTCGGATCATTCCCCAGTGCCGCCGCCAGTTCGTTCAGTGTATCCAGTGCAGCAGGTGCAGAACCCACCATTCCTGCAATCGCCGATTTCACAAAAGCCGTAGTGGCAATCTGTGTATTGTTGACCGACTGCGCCGCCGTGGGGGCTGTTGGCGTTCCGGTGAGTGCCGGACTCGACAACGGTGCTTTAAGTGCCAGCGCATTGTTAATGGTGGTACTGAAATTCGGATCATTGTTAATGGCTGCGGCTATTTCTTTCAGCGTGTCCAGCGTGGCTGGCGCACCATTAATAAGGGCCGTCAGTGCCGCCTGTACAAACGCAGTGGTCGCAACCTGCGTGGTATTATTCCCCGCCGCTGGCGTTGGCGCTTTGGGGGTTCCGGTAAATGTCGGGCTGGCTTTTGGCGCGTACTGTGAATGCGGGTCCGGTGCGGCAAGATGTTTTGCCATCTGATCATCCGCGTACACCTTCAGCTCCAGTGCCTTGTCATCCACATACTTGCGGGTTGCCAGCACTACAGCAGGGTCGATTTTCAGGGTGATATTGTCCGTGCTGCTGGTAATCAGCACCATGCGCACGGTCTGAGTGCGCCCGCTACCTTCAGCCAGTTGCGGCTTATAGCTTTCCGGGCAGTTGCCCACGGCAATCAATGCCCCGGACTCATCAAACAAGCCCACTTCACGTATCCACCAACCGCCCTCGTTTTCAGGGATCACCTGTTCGGCAATAATCTGGCTGCTGTTCTGCGGGTCGATATAAAGCATATTCAGCGCAGCCCGGCGTTTCTCATTTACCAGTGCCGTCTGCTTTGCGTCCGGCGTTGGCAATACTCCACCGCCATCGCCCACCGCCATATGGGTAATTTTTAGCGGCACACCGAGCGCGGCGGCGCTGGCAAGTTTCGCCGCGCCAATATCCGTCAGCAGGGTATAAAATTTTGTGCTCATGGATTCACTCTCATTGTGTCAATAACATGGACCGCCCCGCCTTCATGCGCGGTGCCACCGGAAATAATCGTTTCGTTGATATACGGATAGATCGTGATTTCTTCGCCAAGATAGCTGGCGGCTCCCACCCAATGCGGGCCGCTGGTCTGCAGATTGATGGACATGCCGATCATGTGGCGGCTACATGGTTTGGCATCGCTTATCAGTCGCTCAAGTTCCAGATAGGTATCTTCAGTGATGCCCTGGTCCTGCACGCCGATATCCAGGCGAAACGTGCCCGGTGTTTCTCCGGTCTGCCACCACTCAATAATGCGGATCAGGAATCCGAACGGTTCCACCACCCGCCGCACGGCACTGGTGGTTCCTTTATGCTGATGAATATAAAAAGCATCCTTCACTACCTGGCGTTTGACGCTTTCTGTCCAGCCCTCGTCCCAGCGATCCACAGAGAACGCCCAGGCGAGATAAGGCAGGAAGCTGACCGGACAGGTAGCCGGATTCCACAAGTCACGCAGCGGCACCTGCAAATCAGAAATCCCGCTACAGGTTTGCGCCAGTCGGCGCTCCAGTGAAGTTGAACCCGGTGGCAGCAGACTATTCATCCGTTCCTCCGTTGGTTACGCTCCACTGCGTACATGATGCCGCCTGTGTTTTGTTCAGGACCACATCCGCCAGCGGAGAAGCCAGTTCCACACGTTGAACACCCTCAACATGCAGAGCAGCAAAGATGGCGCTACGGCGAATATCCCGACCAAGCCTCGTCTGGCTGGCAATGTACTTCTGCAGACTGGCTTTTGCCGCTGCCATTACCGGCTCTGCTTCCGGTCCCGGATAGAGAAAAATGGTGGCTTCCACGCGATACGGGATGATTTCTGCGCTGCGAACCGTAAGACGGTCAGCCACCGGGCGGACGTTCTCACTGTTCAGAGCTTTTTCCACCACGTCCAGCAGGTCTTTTTCTGCAGTTCCATCGCCTTCGCGGCTAAGGACAGTCAGCACCACCTCTGCAGGTGCCGGGCTGGTTGCACTGGCATCCGCCACCCGACCGTCGGCGCTTCGGGCATGAAATTCATAAGCTGCAGTTGGCCCCGCAACAGAAAGCCCTTCAAAGGCTGCAGGCACACGCAGGCGCAACGCTTCATCGCTTTCCATCACAGCTGCAACGGGCGGCACAGCATCATTATCAGCAGGCGTCACCGTCAGGCGTGTCACGTTGTAGTTGGCAGCGAGCTGGTCAAGATCGCCGCCCATCGCGTAAGCCACCATCACAGCCTGCGCGGCTTCGTTAATGCGCTGGCGCAGAAGCAACTCACGGTAAGCGTTCTCCTGAAGCAATTTGGTGACGGGTTCAGATTCCAGTTCCAGCGTGCGGATCACGGCTTCCTGCTCATCTTTCGGATGAAGCGCAACAAATTCGGCCTTGCGTTCGGCAAGCAGCGCCTCAAAGTCCGGCACATCGACAATCTGCGGCGCAGGCAACTGCGAAAGGTCAATCACTGCCATTCTCTGCTCCTGTTGATACGGAAAGGGACACAGGCACACCGTTATTCCGCCGCCCGGTCAGCTCCACCACCATAGAACCGTCAAAGTTGCTGTTGATGGTGATGGAATCCAGCGTCAGCCGTGGCTCCCAGCGACTCAGCGCCACATACACTGCCGACATGACCTGCAGGCGTAACGCCGGATTTTGTGGCTGGTCTATCAGTGCCGACAGCAGGGAACCATATTCACGACGAGCAATGCGGCTACCCTGCGGCGTCAGCAGAATGTCCCGCACCGACTGGCGCAGATGGTCAATATCAGTAATGACTTTGCCGCTGGTATTGTTCATCCCGCTATAAAGCGTCATACCGGTCCTCCGGTTGTATCGCCGCCTTTCAGGACGCCAGTATGCTGATGCGCATCAACCACGATCCCGTTAGAACTCATCGCTCCGCCGCCCTGGGTAACACCACCATTGATCACCACTTCGCTGCTAATGCGCGTGCGGTCAGCCTCCAGTACAAACTCACTGGTTTTCATGGTGATGTTGTCAGCGGCCTCAATGACCATTGATTTGATGCCCCTGACATACCAGCGCCCGGTGGCGGGTTCGTATTCAAACCAGCCACCGTCAGGATGTTCTGTCACGCAGGCGTCTGCCGACGTCGACGGTGGTGCGAACTGATTCGAATAGACAGCGGGCAGCGCAAAGGCAGTTTCCAGATTGCCGCCCAAACTCAGTAGCACCACCTGCTCACCTTCCGATGGTTTCCACCATGTGCGGGCATTACCCGCGCGCAGCGTCAGCCAGTTAATCCAGTTGGTTTCAAGGTCGCCCGTTTTCACCCGACAAAGCCAGTGTTCCCGGTCCACTTCGGTGACTACACCAGTGCGGATCAGATTGGTGATAAGGCGCATGATTTCGGTTAATTGTGCGTTCATAGGGAAAGGTTGCCATCAGGGGAAGAAAGGCGGCAGTGCTGCAACTTGTATCAGTGCTGATACAAAGATCACCCCGCCAGCCATTGCAGAATCATGTCGCGGGTCATTGCCTCAACATCATCATTTACGCCCAGAAGACGACGCTCTGCGTAACGGACCTCAGGTCCTTTGCGACTGACGCGATCACGCAGGCCGTAATGGTGAACGCGGGCAATACGCTGCACCTTACCTTCAAACTGCACGCTGGCAGAATCCGTGCTGGCGGCGGTTTTCAGGTATTTTTTGGTGCGAAGTTTTGTAAACATCTGCCGTTTGATGCGGCCTTTTTTACTGCGTGCTGTTACTCGCCTCGGTTCATAGCTGCTGCCATCAGGATTGCGTTGCATCCTGATGTTCTGCTGCTGTGCCCGGCGCAGTTCCTGCGCCAGCTGGCGCATCATGCGGCTTCTGGCGGCTGGCTCCAGATTCGCCAGCAAAGCACTCAGCCAGTCGTCCACCTTCTGCAGTTCAGCCACGTTTCACCGTCCACATTTCTTCAGGTTCATCGGGTTCTGCTACAGCTTCAACGCTCGACACACTGCCGTCAGTGCTGACCAGCACACGCTCCGTCAGTTGCAGGTTAAGGCTGATATCACAGACATCGTTGCGCAGAATATCCACCTCAAAGGTGAATAGTTTTTCCCGTAACGCCGGATTATTGATGGCATCGGGCTGGTTATCCCGCAGCCACAGCAAAACCGGGGCCATCAGCAGATTCTGGTCGCCGCTGAAATCCTCAATCACCGCGTTCAGGGTGTAACGGTACTCCCATGACATGGAGCCGGCCCCCGTGGCAACCAGCGAACCGTTATCCACAAACAGATGCAGTTTTTCCGGGTTATTGCGGACATAAGGCACCGCTTTATTGAGGGCGTGGCGCAGGGATTGTGGTTTGTTCACTGTTTCGCTCCTGACACGCAATAATCATGTCCACTTTGTCTGCACAGACCGCCCAGGCGGCCTCCGTTTCATCCAGCAACGCGTTCAGATCACCGTTAGTGCGCGGCGCTGCCTGATCCAGCCGACACGGCGTCACTCGCGGACAACCACTGACGGTAAGCTGCACCTCCGGTGAGCGTCGGACGTTCCCGCAGCCGGATAATGTCAGCAGGCAAAGGAGTATCAGCCCAGCGGCGTAAATCCTCGTTCTCACGTTTCAGTTCCTCTATCCGGTGTTGTCGTTGTCTCAGCAGCGCGCTGGTCTGTTCTGCTTCGGCATAGAGCCGCGCCTGCTCCCGGTTATTGGTTTCAGTCAGAATGGACAGGCTGATAAGCTGGCTGTTGCTCTTTGCCAGTGCCTGGCTTTTGCTCTGCAGCTCGTCTGCCTGCGTGCTGATTGTCTGGCTGGCATCAGCCAGCCGCCACGTCTGCCAGCCCAGCGCCGCCAGTAATAACGCCAGCATAACCAGCAGCAACCGGTTCATGCTGCTACCTGTTGCGCCATCTGATTACGGGTGATCCAGAAGGCAATAACGGTCAGTAGATAAAAGACCAGGGTAATAGCCCACCCCGTCCAGGCGAGACTTACGACAATCAGCAATCGCATCACCCAGCTGATAAATACGTTTTCTTTTCGGGTAATGGTCTTCAGCAAAGATGCCCTCAACTCCTGCCAGAGCGGGCCATTCTTAATTAACGCAGCCAGTGCTACCGGAATTACCGCCCATGTCAGTAAACAGGCTACCCAAACGCCGGACGCTGCCAGTACCGGAAAAATCCCCTGCGGATACACCATTGCTGCGATTAACAGCGCCATCCATAACATCAGAAACAGCCCGCTGATTAATTTCTTTTTCATTTCAGTTTGCTCCCTGTAAACACCAGGCCATCTCCCGCGCACGGCGGTTATCCAGCCCCTGATTAAACACACCTTTCACATAAACCCAGCGCGGCAACTGTCGGCACGCATCCGCCCAGCGCCGCTGATTGAGTAATTTCACCAGCGTGGAACTGCAGGCATTGCCCGTTCCCACGTTGAAGGCAAACGACACCGCAGCGTCATATACCTTCTGCGGCGGCTGTTGTTTCACACACCTTTCCAGCGCCCGCTCCACACGCAGCACGTTGGAAATCAGTCCTTCTGCTGCCTGTCGTTCCGTAATGGTTTTGCCGGGAATGACGCCTGACGTGTTACCAATGCCGTCGGTCCAGACGCCCGCGCTGCACTGATACGGCTGCAGACGACAGCCTTCGTAATCGGCAATCAGTTTCAGCCCCTCCACGGAGGTGTGAAGCTGCTGAAATCCCGGCAGCGTGGCAGCAATAGCCAGCACGGCCCCGACAAGGCAGCGTTTAACGATTGATGGATTCATAGTCCTCCCGCGAGATCTGCCCGTCGCGCAGAAGCTGGTAGGCTTTGTGTTTGTAGTACCAGTTGATAGCCAGCATCAGCACACCAATCATCAGGCCGCCCAGCGTTGAGGCATCCTTGATGGACAAATCGCCCAGCCAGGCCAGCACAACGGCGATGCAGTACGTGATAAAGGCGCTGATTCGCTCAAGCGTCATAATTCAGTCCCATAGCTGGACGGTCTGCACGGTGGTGGTGGTCGGAATGTCCGGCAGCTCCACCTGCAGCCCGTGAGGTAAAAAGGGGCCATATTCGGCAAGCCCCGGATTTGCCTTCAGTACCTGCTCCGTGACACCCTGCGTGCGCCCGTAATGACGCCAGCAAAGCGCGTCCACCGTGTCATACTGATGCGCACGCACTTTCATCAGATAAGCTCCACTGTGCAGTGCGGCGCATCCTGCACCCGGCTGATGGCCCAGCGGGCGTCACGCCACAAATCACCGCTGGCTTCTGCCAGTTCCTCGCCTCGCTTCACACCAGATGCCGTGGCGTCATAGTCCTGGTATCGTTCGTTGAGCATGGCGCGTGCCCAGCAGTAAACCGCGTTGAAATAGTGCTGAATGCGCTCACTTTTGCCGTCCAGCTGTTCCGCCGGAACCTCAGCCAGCGACGCATACCCCAGCATCTGCTGACGTCTGCGAAACTCATACAGCTCTGCGTTGACCTCCGAAATTGCCGACAGCGCAACCTGCTTTAAACGCGGCTGCGTCACCGTGCCGTCAGTGCGCATGACACTGCGAAACTCCGACAGGTCCACATCAGGCCAGAACGGCGTATTTCTGATGATTTCCGCCTGTTCCGGTGCCTGTTCTGGCGCAACAAACTTCATGCTGCTTTCTCCTGAAATAGAGGGCGGTGGACGGGGTTTTGATGTGGCAGTGCCTTTCGCCACCCCGTGCCGCCCGTGCGCGGGGGCACGTTCTGTCAGCGGCTGTCATTGCGCAGTCTGCGCTCCAGCTGCTGTTTGTCTTTTTTCACGCCACAGCGGGGATCAAGCTGTAACGCATGGTTGAGATGATTAAGGGCGGAAGCCGGATTGCTTTCACTCAGGACAGCGCCAATCGCTTTATGCAGACGCGCCCGTGACTGGTCCGGCATATCCAGACCGTCTGTCAGCTCCAGCGTCTGCAGCAACAGATCGGCATCAAAGCCGGTGGCGGCAAGCATTGCGCTCTGCGCGGCGTCTGCCATTTCCTCTGCCAGCACGGTCTGCACGTTGCGGTTACCCAGCGGCATCACCCAGCCATGACGCAGGGCATGACGCCCGATCTCCAGCGCCCCGGCATAATCTCCGGCATCAATGCGCCACAGCATCACGTACATCAGCACGTCATCCTGTTGAGCGCCTCCGGCAGCCAGGACACCCTCTGCCCAGGCGGCGTACTTCGGCAGCAGCTCCACCTTGATTTCCGCTTTTTTGACCGTGGACTGAACGCCCTTGAGACGGCGGCGGTCTTCCGCCAGTTGCAGCAGCATCAGGTCATAGCCCGATGCGTGGCGAACACTGCCGCCCTCGCGGGCGGCCTGTTCAGCCTGAACGCGCAGGCGATGCTGCCGTGCGGGACTCAGGCTCATGGATTACGCTCCGGTTTCGGCTGCGGCGGCGCTGAAATCACCAATCTGGATGTTTTCCACCAGTGCGGCGCAGCGGTAGTCCTCAACCACATAGGCTTCATTAACGGATTCAAAGTTTTCAATCCGGTCACGTTTCGGGTTGTCGATAACTGAACGGCGGCGGGTGTCTTCCTGCCAGTAGATGGACAGGTTATCCAGACGGGTGATCAGCAGTGCATTCGGCGGGAAGAACGGCGCACGCACGGCCTGCAGGCCACCCATGCGTTTCTGACTGATGATCATATCGGCAGCCAGTTTTTCACTGTTTTCCTGCTCTTTGTTGACCAGTGGGAAATACTTGTCAGACAACAGTTCACGACCGCAAATCACCACCAGATCGTCATCGTCCTGGTAGACCACATCGATCAGCTCATTGACGGCATCCATCACCACGGCGTCCAGGTTGGCATATTCGCCACCTTTCCCGACTTTCACCGCACCCGGTGTGGTTTCACCGCCCGTGGTGGTGCTGCCCATGACGTGATCCGGTGCATCTTCACGGATTTTCTGCAGCCAGCCTTTGTTCACATCCTGTAGCAGCGGGTTTTCGCTACGGTTGGAGGTTTTCGCACGCTTCACGCCGTTAAAGCCGATCATGATGCGGTCCAGAGCCTGACGTTTCACGATGGCGTCACGGATGCGCACCTGGAAATCCTGAAACTTCGCCCACAGGTCCAGCTTCGCGTAGGTCAGCACCGTGTCAAAGTTGGTCTGCTCGCATTTATATTCCACATCGACCATCAGCGTCGGATCGACAGGTTCACGCTCTTTCGCGGTGGTGTCAGTGGTTCCGGCAATGGTGCTGCCAACTCCCAGCCCCAGCAGCTGACCGGACTGCTCAGTCACTGGCGTGACGTTAATCAGCGTCAGGAAAGCGGCGGACTGCTGGATCTGGTCTTCCAGCGTCTGCTGCACAGACGGCTCCACGGTGAACTTGCTGGACAGTTCTTCAACTGCCACACCGTTCAGACGCGCCAGCTGCTGCAGGTAAGCGTTAAAAGCAAAGCGGGTATTCTTCTTCATCGGGTTTTGTGCTCCATCAGCAATTGGTCAGAGTGTCAGCGGGGGCGTTACCGCCTGTTGCACGCTGGCGGTAGTCCTGGCGACTGTCTTCATGACTCAGCTTGTCCACCAGTTCGTTAAAGGCGGTTTGCTGTGCCTGCAGGGCAGTCTCCAGCTCAGACAGGCGTTCTTCCTGCTCAGACAGGGATTTTTCGGTGCGTGCGCTCAGGTTCTGCTGCTCAGTGGCGACCAGCTCCACGGCCTTATGCACATCAGAGAACCGGGCGTCATCGGACTGCTCTTTTTTGGTAAACAGCGCCGTGACGCGGGCAAACAGGGACGGTTTGTCGTCCTGGATTTCTTCCAGTTCGATCACCGTTTCCTCTGCAGCGGTAAAGAGATTGGCAGGATTCTGCTTGCGGTTTGCCAGCGGGTTATGGGCTGCACTGGCGCTGAATGTCAGAATTTCCGTACCCAGACTGGCAGGGTCATCAGTGGCAGCCAGGCCGACCAGATAGGCTTTGCCCGTATCAGCGAACTTCGGGCTGACTTCCATAGAGGTGAATAATTTCTGGCCTTTTTTCACCAGTTCCACCAGGGACTCCGTTGGCTCAACGTCGGCATACAGCGCCATCTTGCCTGCCAGCGGACCTTCCGTGATTTCTTCAGCAAACAGCGCCGTCACCTTGCCGTAGCGGTTAAAGGTGCTGTCCGGCAGATAAGACTTGATGTGCTCAAGGTTAATCAGCGCGGTATACACCGCCGGGTTGTAGCTGGCTGCCATCTGTTCCAGCCATTCACGCTGGATTTCGCGTCCGTCGGTGGTGGCACCTTCCACCCCGATGCGAAAACGCTTTGCTTTCACTGTCATGAGCCGTGCTCCGTTAGAAAAAACTTACTGGAGCCTTATGGTTGCGGTGATGGGGGCAGTGAAACAATGCGCGGTATTTGTACCGACAACCACACAAACCGCAGGCGGGGAAAGCCTTCATTCAAGGCTGTAGGTTTGTGCCATGAACACCACACTGACACCCGCAGATCTCGATCCCCGTCGGCAGGCCATGCTGCTGTACTTTCAGGGATACCGCGTAGCCCGCATTGCTGAAATGCTGGGCGAGAAAGTTGCAACCGTTCACAGCTGGAAAAAACGCGACAAGTGGGGTGACTATGGGCCGCTGGATCAGATGCAGCTCACCACCGCCGCACGCTACTGCCAGCTCATTATGAAGGAGCACAAAGAAGGGAAAGATTTCAAAGAGATTGACCTGCTGGCGCGCCAGTCGGAGCGCCATGCGCGGATCGGCAAGTTTAACAATGGCGGCAACGAAGCCGACTTAAACCCTAACGTCGCCAACCGCAACAAAGGCCCGCGCCGTCAGCCGGAAAAGAACGTTTTCACCGATGAACAGATTGAGAAGCTGGAAGAAATCTTCCATTCCTCCATGTTCAACTACCAGCGCCACTGGTGGGAAGCCGGAAAAACCAACCGCATCCGCAACCTGCTGAAGTCACGCCAGATCGGCGCGACCTTCTATTTTGCCCGTGAAGCCCTGATTGACGCCCTGCTAACCGGGCGTAACCAGATTTTCCTTTCCGCCAGCAAGGCTCAGGCCCACGTCTTTAAGCAGTACATCATCGACTTCGCCAAAGAAGTGGAGGTGGAGCTGAAAGGCGATCCGATGGTGCTTCCTAACGGGGCCACGCTGTACTTCCTCGGCACCAATGCCCGCACGGCCCAGAGTTACCACGGCAACCTGTATCTGGATGAATATTTCTGGATACCGAAATTCCAGGAGCTGCGCAAAGTGGCTTCCGGTATGGCTATTCACAAAAAATGGCGACAAACCTATTTTTCCACGCCATCCAGCCTGACACACAGTGCTTATCCGTTCTGGTCCGGTGCGCTGTTCAACCGTGGGCGCAACAAAGCCGACAAGGTGGACATCGACCTGTCCCACAGCAATCTGGCCCCCGGCCTGCTGTGCGCAGACGGGCAGTACCGCCAGATAGTCACCGTGGAAGATGCGGTGCGCGGCGGCTGTAACCTGTTCGACCTCGACCAGCTACGCATGGAGTACAGCCCGGACGAATACCAGAACCTGCTGATGTGCGAGTTCGTGGACGATCTCGCGTCCGTGTTCCCGCTTAGCGAACTGCAGACGTGCATGGTGGACAGTTGGGAAGTCTGGACCGACTTTCATGCACTGGCCCTGCGCCCGTTTGGCTGGCGCGAGGTGTGGATCGGTTATGACCCGGCAAAAGGTACGCAGAACGGCGACAGTGCCGGATGCGTGGTGGTGGCTCCGCCAGCCGTGCCGGGCGGTAAGTTCCGTATTCTTGAGCGTCACCAGTGGCGCGGGATGGACTTCCGCGCCCAGGCTGATGCAATCAAAAAACTGACCGAGCAGTACAACGTGACCTATATCGGCATTGACTCGACAGGCGTCGGTCACGGGGTTTATGAGAACGTGAAAGCGTTCTTTCCTGCCGTCCGGGAGTTTGTCTACAACCCCAACGTTAAAAACGCTCTGGTACTCAAGGCCTACGACATTATCAGTCACCGTCGTCTGGAGTTTGACGCCGGACACACCGACATTGCGCAGTCATTCATGGCAATCCGTCGCGCAACCACCGCCAGCGGCAACCGCCCGACCTATGAAGCCAGCCGCAGCGAAGAAGCCAGCCACGCCGATCTGGCCTGGGCAACAATGCACGCACTGTTTAACGAACCGCTGCAGGGCGAATCCGCCAATACCAGCAATATTGTGGAGATTTTTTGATGGGAAAGAGTAAGAAGAACCGCGCTGCGGCGACGAAACAGCTCCAGCTTAAAAACCAGACTACAGCCGAAGCATTCAGCTTCGGCGATCCCGTTCCTGTTCTGGACCGCCGAGAACTGCTGGACTATGTGGAATGCGTACAGATGGACCGTTGGTATGAGCCGCCCGTCAGCTTTGACGGACTGGCGCGCACCTTCCGCGCTGCCGTGCATCACAGTTCCCCGATTGCAGTAAAGTGCAACATTCTGACCAGTACCTATATCCCTCATCCGCTGCTCAGCCAGCAGGCTTTTTCGCGTTTTGTGCAGGACTATCTGGTATTTGGTAACGCCTACCTGGAGAAACGCACAAACCGATTCGGTGAAGTTATCGCTCTTGAGCCTGCGCTGGCAAAATACACCCGACGCGGATTAGACCTGGATACCTACTGGTTTGTGCAATACGGTATGACAACCCAGCCGTATCAGTTCACGAAAGGCAGCATTTTTCATCTGATGGAACCGGACATCAACCAGGAGATCTACGGCCTGCCCGGCTATCTTTCTGCCATTCCGTCAGCCCTGCTCAACGAGTCCGCCACGCTGTTCCGTCGCAAGTATTACATTAACGGCAGCCATGCGGGCTTTATCATGTACATGACCGATGCCGCGCAAAACCAGGAGGATGTGAACAACCTCCGCAACGCGATGAAAAGCGCCAAAGGTCCAGGCAACTTCCGCAACCTGTTTATGTACTCGCCTAACGGCAAAAAGGACGGGCTTCAGATCATCCCATTGTCAGAAGTCGCGGCGAAGGATGAATTTCTTAATATCAAGAACGTGAGTCGGGATGACATGATGGCAGCGCACCGCGTGCCGCCTCAGATGATGGGGATTATGCCTAATAATGTTGGGGGGTTTGGGGATGTGGAGAAAGCAAGTAAAGTGTTTGTACGAAACGAACTTATACCATTACAAAAACGCTTAGGAGAGATAAATGAATGGCTTGATAAAAAAATAATAGAATTTGAAATATATTCATTCTGATACATTTACATCACTTAATAGGACATCCATCGCTCAACACATAATAAGAAAAAAAAACTACGGCACTACCGTGCCGTAACAAATTATCACTTTAAGAATTTTTTCTGATAAGACTCATCAATTAGAGATTTAATTATTTTCGCCCTTTTTGACACTAATACACTAATTCTTGTCCTTTGACTTTTATCATACTCCTGTGCTTTTTCAATATTAGATGTAGCATCTTTGAATAAATCAGCAATCAAAGGTTTATAGTCACCTTCGATATTAATGCGTTGTTTTAGATGATTCAACCACCGCTCGGTCTCCGCAAGAAGTGCTGTTATCTCATTTTGAAATGACATTGCATCAATTTCTTTTGAATCTCCCGGTATCCAAAACTTTCTTGATGCAGATTCAATTTCCTTTAAATTATCTGAAACATTTTTTACAATTGACCATGTTTCACTCCTCTTTTGCAACGCACGGGAGTTTCTATATACAAAAACCCAACCAATCAAGGCTGTTAGAATTGCAATCACACCTGAACTAGCAAGGTATTGTAATAACCGCAGATAAACCGGAAGTTCATCCATGAACATCACTCCTTTTTAGCATCAGAAATATATCCCCATATACTATCCTTGAGGAAATCCAAATCAGTAAATATTTTTAATTTTTTCCTAATTATAGCTTTATCTATATTATTTGTTCTATAAAGTCCACCAAACGCCTCTTCCAAGAATGAAGAACCATAACCCATAGCACCATCAAGGTACACGTGCACCTCATCATAATCTTGGATGGCTTTCAAAAGATACTTTTCACGGAAACGTTGTCCATTATCAGGACCATCCTCATCATAGCGGCCATAGGGAACATCTGAAAAATCTTCAGCAACATGTATCTCTTTGATTTTCATTCAGCACCTCTCAAACTTACATTCCATTGAATAAGGGTTCCACCTATGGAGTATGGCAGATCAAATTTATCTTCAACATTATTTTCAGCATCATAAGAATATCGTCCCATTCCACTAAAAATATGTAACTGCCCCTCAGGGTTATCTACAACATACCTTTTCATATCAGGTAATCCTTTACCATGCTTCTGACTATTCATTCTTGTCTCACCATACTGTACAGCCGCGAATATTTTATCAGAATCCGTCTTAGGATTAAATATCTGAGCGATAAATGTGAAAAAGTCTTTTTTAACCAATGTAACTGGGATACCTTCTCCCATATCATACACCATCAAAAATAGTTGTTCTTCGACTTTGTGTGCCAATATCCACCATCTTTTACCAATGTCCTCAATAAATTCAGAGAACTGTTCTTCATTTGAATACGCATGTAGACCAACATTGCTAATAGATTCAGTTAATGCTGCATATAATTTCACACCATCCGAAGCGGAAATCTTACCTTCATAAATGGTATCTTTTATATAACGTAGAATATTTTTAATTTTTTGTCTTGCTTCGGCACTTTCATGATCATCTCTAGTTTTGCCTGCAACAGCGGAAACAATTTCCATTGAATTAAGCTTATCTGCAGCTATACGCTGAAACCCTGTAATCCCCCAAATACCACATATTTTAAACCAGTTATTTGCCCTGGGTGAACCGCACGTAGTAATAGAAATTATATTTTTATCTTTTGTTTGCCTTTGTAAAAAGTCAATATGTGCATACAATACGATTACTGCACATGCTTTCAGAGATTTTGTATTTCTGAAATCTATTAAAATTTTCTCACCATCATTGATGTAATCTCTGATTAAAGTGATAAACTCTATAAATAGTTTGTAATTTTTAGTATTAAATAAGTCCAATGACGCAGGCGCGGGTATTCTCACACGAGAGAATACCCGCATGGGCTGTAGCATCCGTCTTCCACCAGAAAGCTTTCTTGACTCCCGCTTCGCAATCTTCCTTGCTCTGATCAAAGAATGTTCAATTTGTTCTTCAGTTAGCCGCTTCATATCCTTTCCTCGATAGTTGTTGAAGCTTATCAGTTCACGCAACAACTACAAACATCTACCTGCTATCTTAAAGCAACAATTTGAAAGAACATTGAAAATCATAGTATCTGTTTGTAAACAAACGACTGTTTCTATACCTTGCGCGCGCTCGTATCCCCGCCACGCCTGCCCGCTTTATGTAGTGGTTTTCATGCACCTGCATGATCTACGCAAAAGCCCGCCAGAACTGGCGGGCCTTAACACAAAAGATCCTCAAACGATCATGCGATCTCATGCAGCATAGACATGCGCGTTTATGCAGAATGTGCAAAATCGTAACATACTCAGTAAGCGTGAAACCTAGAACGTGACAGCCTTGTCAAAGCCAGAAATAATTGTATAAGAAATAGACGAGTTATCAGCCTTGTTCACTTTGAACTTGGCACCTTTGTAAGCGATAACGTCACTTCCCTTAGAATCTACAGAAAAATCTGTTGTAAATGCTGCACGAGCCATATCGTTTGCAAATTCACGATAGGTGAACTTCATTACACCGCCTGCATTTCCATTGTATTCGATAGTCTTAACCAATGAGTTACTAACTCGACACAGCCCATCAGGAACACGTTTGATAGAAATTTCTGATGCAGTATAAGAAGTACCATTTGGCGGTGATATCTCATTTTTTGCAGCATCGTAACTAACATAATCAACATAGTTACCGATTTGCCCATAGAGATTTTTTAACGCAACAGCTTGAGGGTTATGATAATTGCGGTAAATTCCATTCCCCTCACTGCAATATGTACCAGCAGCGATAGAAGACAATGCACCATTAGCCGCACCAAGTTCTAGTACGTCCGTTTTAAATCCAGTAGCAGATGTGATAATGGGATCGCCCATGTAGGCGGTAGCACTTTGCCCAATAGCAGGCTTCACCACTTCAATAGCAGTGATATTTCGGTTAGAAGCATGTGGCACGCAACCAGTTAGGATTACAGCAAGAGATATTGGTAACGCTACATTATTAATTTTCATTTTTAGCCTATTATTCTTTTCTTGACAAAAAACAAGGCGATATCTGATTGACATCGCCTCTCACTCATATGTAACCCTTTTTGATTAGTAAAAACAAGCGTCTATTGACAAAATCAATGCAGCCAGCTGTCGTCTTCCCACACCTTCTGCATAATTTTCATCACTTGTTTTCTTTCTTCGTCCAGTTGCAGTCCGGTCAGTTCCACACCGTTAGAGCTACCTTTACGGATACGGATTACCGTTTTGGGATACAGGGGGCGCAGATTGCGGTAAAGCTCGGATTCAAGGGCGTCCAGGGTAGACTGGCTAATCTTCTGCTCTTTATCGATCATTATTTCAATGCGCATAAAAGTCACCTCAGCTGATGACATCCATTGAGCGGTTGTATTCGTGGCTTCTGATTTTTGCCATGAGTTCATCAGTCAATTCAGAAACCCACTGCAGAGCCAGCCCCTTCTCTTCATCACTACACTCACTAGCCGCTACAAGCTTAAGAAAAAAATCAATGCGCTGGAGCTTCAAAGACTCCAAAAAATAGTCCTGCATCTTTCCTCCTATGACACCACACGCAACACTGTATGTATAACCACTGTTTATATTTACAGTATATAATAATCTTACTGATGTAAAACGTTTTTTACGCTTATCAGCCTGATATGCCTGGTATTATTAAGAGCACAAATTGTTAACCAGAGTAATTAATACAGGTTCCGCCACTTATCATCTTCCTGCAAACGCTGGTTCCGATAGAAGATACGCAGGCCTGCTCCTGACGGAATACTGCCGCCGCGAAGGAGTAAATCGACCTCTTTCTCGCTGCCATCAAATCCTCTGGATTTCAGTTCATAGACGAGCTGCTGTCGTTGATGGTCTGTAATTCGCTGTTTGTAGTCTCTACGCCGTTTCGGTTTCACCAGACGTAACCTTGCAGCCAGTTCCCGGCGCTCCTTTTTGTTCATACTGTGCAGGTAATCGTGCAACTCCTTGTCATCCATGCGGGTAAAGTTCGTTCTGGGGTCCCCATCAGCTGATTTATCTTTCTCATGTTGGTTCAAATTTTCAGCAAGGGGACAGTTATTGCCACGAGTCCAAGGGGCGCAAGCGCCCTGGTCGGCTGCCGCCTCCTGAACGTCAACGGCTTTACGAACCATTTTCCACTTCACTGCATGAGTGCAGATCTTGCCCTCTGCAATGGGTGACCAGATGCCATAAATACGAATGCCGTGATCGCCATAGGCGGTCGGCTCTTCGTTGATTTCATAAGCGGTTCTGATGAGGTGATATTTACGGGGTACCAGTACGCCGCCCTGCTTCATGATGTAGGTGGCAAAACAACCAGCATCAGCAGCAGCCAGAATGGCATCAAGACGCGGGTTATCCAGTACCGGCGCACCTGCTTTTTTGTCACCCTGTTGCCTTGCCGCCTGACCAGCCAGCAAGCGAAGTTCACGGTAAGCCTGACGCCCCGGAATACCAAAGAAGCGGAATTGCTGAACACGATGCAGAGACGCCCAGGCATTCACGTATTCAGCGTTATCACGCAGAGATTTACCCGTTTCCTTGCTGATCTCGCCAGCCAGACCACGACCGTCAATGTTCTTACTGATATATTTCGCGATGTAGCTTGTCGGCGTTCCTTTGCGCGGGTTAATCAACTCAGACTTAAAGCGCGGCCCAGTGTTATTGCCCAGCTCCTCGCGGTCTTCACGGATGGCAAACTTACGCAGTAATGCAGTGATGGCACGGCGGTCTTTTTTGCGCATGAAACACAACAGGTGCCAGTGAACTGTGCCATCATGATGCGGCTCAGCCACCCGCACGCCATACCAGCGCAACCCGGCTTTGTGCATCGCCTTACGAAATGCAGCAAACATGCCGACCAGATAATCGCTGCTTTGTCTTACCGTCGCGTTTGTCCAGGTCGGGTTTGGTCTGCCGTTATTTAGCGTGGAATGGAAACGCGACGGACAGGTGATAGTGTAGAAAACGGCGCAGTCACCGCGCATTTCCGCGATAAGCTCCAGACCTTTAACACAGGCCATCATCTCATTGCGGCGATGCGCAGGGTTGCTGCTGCTGGCGTTTACCACATCCTCCATGTCCAGCGTGTCGCCGTCTTCGTTCACCAGTTCATGAGAACGGAAAAACTCCAGCGACTTACGGCGCTGCTCACGTTTATGCATCACGGCTTCATAGCTGACATAAGGAGATGCTTTTTTGCTGACCAGGCAAACAGCGCGCAACTGCTCTTCCCGCCATTCGCAACGCATCTTCCATAATTTCCGATACCACCAGTCGGCGCACAACATACGCGCCAGCGAACCCGGAATGAGTTCATAGGGCACGGGTTTACGGCGGTTTCTTTTCCGACGGAGTTGCTCAAACGCAGGTGGGATGACATCCAGACGCAGGGTTTCCGCTGCCACCTTTTCCCATGTCTTGCGGATTTCTTCTGGCTTAACGTCATCGGTGGCATACAAATCACCACAAGCTGCATCAAGGCACATACTCATATGCGCAGCTACCAGGGTGGACAGGCGTTTCACCTGATCCTGACTCATTTCAGGCAGGATCAGCAGGCCGTCCAGCCCTTCATGGCTTGCCATAAAGCGAAAAGATGCAGATAGCTGACTGTCGCGTACATGCTCCAGTCGTTCCAGACATGGCTTAATCGTCTCACGTAAATAGCGGGAATAAGCCTTTGGCCTGCCTAGGCTGCTGAAGTATTTAATACGTTGCATCAGCGGCTTGCTGATATGGGAAGGCTGAGCGTTGACATCCGCCAGAATGACCATGTCCGGATTAAAACGCTGCTGCTCATGCGCCAGCTTTGCCCGGCTAATTAGCTTATCCTGCTCCATTTCGCGCTGGACAGGATCACGGGATTCATTAAAGAAATAACGCTCCCAGACCTGATCACTCAGTGCCTCGCGGCGCAGTTGTTCCTGCTCGTTATCGGCAGCGTACAGAGTGATCAGGTTTGAAAGCGCAGAAACCGGCGCAACTTCCGCCGGGTCCAGATAAGGGTTAATGGCCTTTTTCGGGCTGTTCCATGAGAATGCTGCGGCAGCCTCGTTAAAGCCGCAGCAGTTGTTCATATCGGCATGACTCATGCACGTACTCCGTACACGGCAGAACTGTCCACGCCACGCGAATAATCAAATCCCACCCAGCAGCGCGGCCCGGAAACAGCAATGATTTCTGTTGCTGATTTACCCTCGCCAGCTGCCACACCGATGCTGCGTTTTGCCTTGATGTAGTGGTGAGTAAAATTGCGATACAGCGAACGGATCAGGGATGTGTCACTGTTAGAAACAATGACCGGATGTCCTTCTGATGACCGATGTTCAAGAACAGATGCCAGGTGATACTGGTCATCTTCAGTGAAGCCGTCAGTGTGATAGCCGGAAAACGTACCGTCATACGGCGGATCGCAATACACCACATCCCCCGCCTTCAACATCGCCAGCGTTTCATCAAAGCTGGCGCAGATAAACGTTGCTCGCTGGGCCTTTTCTGCAAATGCGCGAATTTCTTTTTCAGGGAAATACGGATTTTTATAATTACCGTAGGGAATGTTGAAATGCCCGCTCTTGTTATAGCGACATAAACCACGGTAACCGTGACGATTGAGATACAGGAAATATACCGCTTTCATGAAATCAGTAATTTCAGTGGAGTAATTAAACTCCTGCCTTATGTTGTAATAAGCCACCTCCCTGTTTGCTTCCTCAAATAAAGCTCTGGCACGAGATATAAACGCCTCACAATCAGCAGCAACCTTTTTATAGAGGTTGATTAAATCAGGATTAATATCCGCAACAAGATAGCTGGGGTAATCCGTCTCCATCATCACTGCACAGGAACCCGCGAAAGGTTCAACCAGTCGCGGGCCAGCAGGAAGATGCTTTTTCAGTTCGGACATTATGGCGGTTTTATTTCCCGCCCATTTCAGGATGGTGCTCATACAGCACCTCCGTTGTAATGTTTGCCTTTCAGCTCTGCGATTTCCTGACAGGTAATGCAAAGCTGCACACCCGGAATGGCACGGCGGCGTGCTGGCGGAATTGGCGCTTCACACTCAACGCAAAGCACGCGGGACACGCCCGGCGTTTTGGCACGGGCAGCACGGATATGGCGCTGGCGTTCTTCTTCAACGCGCTGCTGTACGAGATCCATTGCATCAGCCATTAGTGGATCTCCTGCGCTTCGTTCTGGATTGCTTCAGCGGTCACACGCAGCAGTTCTGCCGCTTCGACGTGGTTTAGCTGGCGGGATGTGATATGACACGCAAGACTATCAAGGCGGGCAGCCATTGCTTCAGCCCTTGCCCGGCGTTCTTCCAGACGAGCCTCTGTCAGTAAAAGATTAAGCCCTGCATCATCCGGTCCGGTTTTAGTGGCGCGGGTTTCAATATTACGCATTGTCAATTCTCCTGAATTTAGATAAAGGGATGCCCGGCGGGTTTACGCCATGAATTTCATTAGTTGGTTAATTCGGCATGGTTAGCCGTCTGGGAAATAAGCTCACCACTGCACGAAAATGATTCATTGCTTTAATCAACTCCCGCTTTTCGTCAGTGGTCAGCTCATTAATGCTGATGCTATGACGTTCAGCTGGAATTTTTGCCATAAAGAATATGGCAGCCAGTGCCCGTTTATTTTGTTCGCTATTAATATCCCGTGGATCACGCATATCTTTAATAAACCGCTCAAGCTCTGACTCAATATTCATGCCAAAAACTTTCGCCCTTAACTCCGCAATGTGATTAAGTCCATTCAGGCGTTCACCGGGGCTTAATGGAACAGTTGCTGCAGCGCCATTAATTGCCATACTTCATATCCCCCAAACGCAGCTATCGTTCTTTGTTCTTACGGTAACGCTCAAGAGGAGATACATTTTTTCGTATCGTCTCTTTAACCTGCTCTCCCCGTAAAAACGTCCCATCCTTTAACGTGAAAAAGTAACTGCCATCGCCCGACAATGACGGATAGCAACAGAGCAAATCATCTTCAGGTACTGAATAACTCTCCCCTCTGTAACGAAACTGATAAACCACTTCACTTTCTGCCGCATACATTTGGACTTTCTCCGTTTCCTCGTGGTCAATTCAGACAGCAATTCATCTTGTGAATGACATGGATGCCAGCGTTTTCCATCCTCACCCGTGATCCAGCCGTGACCGTAGTGCATTGCCGGACTTTGTTTTACCAGCAGCGACGCAAATGATGGTTCTTTCGTCAGCATAAGCACCTCACAGCAAACCGAATGAAGCACCGAGGCCAGTCACAGTATCAACTGCACTCGCCATCGCAGGGTTAGCCTGTAAACGGGCCTGCAATGAAACAGCCGCCAGCGCCATCAGTCGTGTTACAGAATTAATGCTGCTGATGGCATCACGACGACCGGCACTGGTTTTTACATCGCCAGATACCGCACCTGCAGCAACACGCCCGATCTCTGCGGTTGCACTCATGACGTAATGCGGCAGTTTCTCTTTTGCTACCTCATTAATCGGTACACATGGCAGGCAGTGAATCTGTGCCAGAAAACCATCTATCAGCGTTGAATCTTCAGTCAGATCGGTAAGCAGCCAGATTTCTGGCGCATTGAGCTGATGCGGTTGATCTGGGTTGAGTTTGTTTCGCAGAGTCTGGACATTCATTCCTGCACGTTCTGCCAGCTTCGCCATATTGTGACGAAGTGCAAAAGCTCTACAGGCTTCATCAAAATGCGGGTGTTTGGAAATCTTATAATCAAACATGCTACCCCCTTAGAAAGTTCTCATAATTGAACTTACTTACCAACAATGACGCGGAAGTTGGAATGACCGAGGGATTCACGGACCTGATCGGTTTTGTACATTAAATAACGCAGGCTTACGCGGCCTTTGTTTTTTTCTTTCTTGACCATGTATTTAGCAAGCTGACCATGGTGAATTTTTTGATACACGGAGCCGCGGGAGATACCTTCCCATTCCGCGAACTCTGCAGGCGTAGCCATCTCTTTTGGTACACGAATTGAAATATCAGTGCTCATAGTGCAGTATCTCCCGATTAAGGTTTGGTTTACGTCGTTTTATCTCGTTTTACTTGATTCAATATTTGATACATCGAGATACTACGATCCAATATTTGATACGTCAACAGGATTAAAAAATGATACATGTAAAGGTTGGAGAGAATACAGGGGGAAGAGAGGCTATCCATAGACTAATGGCAGCCTATGATTTCAAGTCCAGACAGCAACTTTGCGATCACTTAGGCGCATCAAAAAGCACCATGGCAAACAGATACTTAAGAGATAGTTTTCCTGCAGAGTGGGTGATTCAGTGCGCCTTGGAAACAGGAGTTTCTTTACTGTGGCTAACCACCGGACAGGGGGAGCCAGGTTCAAACATTGAACCCCAAAAAAATATCAATTCCGTGAACTCCAGCAAGGTTATACCTCTTTCTGAACTAGTATCTCCTGAAATTGACAAGGCGACTCTCAACGGTGGTTTATTGATCGATGCTGGAAAAGCAATCATTGATAGCAGCATACTCCCCTCAGACTCAAGCAACCTACTGCTGGTGACTACTTCTGGTGATTCTTATTTAATAGATCGCAACCAAACACCACCAGTAAATGGTATGTGGTTAGTCGATATCGACGGGATAAAAAGCATTGTTAAATTGACTCGACTCCCGGGAAACAAATTAGTAGTACATCAGGATGATTCATCGTTTGAGTGTGGCCTAGATGACATTGAGGTAGTAGGCCGCGCACTGAAAATCATTAAGAGCCTTTGATATGACCATCAGAAAACAGCCGAACGGAAAATGGTTGTGTGAGTGCTATCCCAATGGACGCAATGGTAAGCGCGTGCGTAAGCAATTTGCTACGAAAGGCGAAGCCATTGCTTTTGAAAGCTTCACAATGGAAGAAGTGAATAAAAAACCGTGGTTGGGTGAAAAGGATGATCGGCGACGCCTATCAGAATTAATTGAGCTTTGGTATTCCCTGTATGGTCAGACACTCGCAGACCCCAAGCGCCTCATGGCGAAACTTAGAATTATCTGTAATGGTCTAGGCGACCCCATCGCCTCAGAACTGACAGCCGGTGACTTTACGAAATACCGCGAAGCACGGTTAAAAGGTGACGTTCGTAACGAAGACGGCACACTAATGTCGCCAGTAAAACCACGCACGGTGAATCTTGAGCAACGTAACCTATCATCGGTTTTCGGCACATTGAAAAAACTAGGCCACTGGTCAGCACCAAATCCTCTCGCCGGGCTGCCAACATTTAAAATCGCTGAGGGGGAACTGGCGTTCCTGACCTCGGAAGAAATTAAACGTCTGCTAGATGCCTGCGCTGATTCTCAAAACCCCAGTCTGCTTTTGATTGCAAAAATATGCCTGGCCACCGGCGCACGCTGGAGTGAAGCCGAAAACCTGCAGGGCCATCAGTTATCTAAATACCGCATCACTTATACCAAGACGAAGGGTAAGAAAAACCGCACCGTGCCGATATCTCAAGATCTGTATGACGAACTCCCCAAGAACAGAGGGAAGCTATTCACCCCGTGCAGAAAAGCCTTTGAACGAGCAGTAAAGCGAGCTGGCATCGAGCTGCCAGAGGGCCAATGCACTCACGTGCTACGTCATACATTCGCCAGCCATTTTATGATGAATGGCGGAAACATACTGGTGCTGCGCGATATTCTGGGCCATGCCGATATAAAAATGACGATGATCTATTCTCATTTTTCACCAGAACACTTAGAAGATGCAGTAACTAAGAATCCTTTAAATTATATTGAGTGAAAATCATGTTAAGTGATACTTGTTATACAGTGATTTATATTGCAGCAATCGTTTTATTAGTATTTATTACAATAGTAAAAAAATGGTACATGCTTGATAAAAGAAATTTATTTCGTCAGAAATTATTTTGGATTTCAGTTTTAACACCTTTATTTTCCTTTATCTATTTTGGTTTTTTCACATGGTGGGGAAAAGAACCAGTACTCTCCGCACATGGCTATTCAAGATTTTACGAAATAAGCAAATTCCCTCTACTATTGCTAGCTAGTGCAGTTCCTTTGGCTTCGATCGTCAACAATATACATCGCACTATACAAACCGAAGCTCAGATCAACACCGCTGAAACGAAAAATGCAGTCGATAGATATTTAGCACATGAGAAAAACTTTATTGAGAAAACAAAGGAAATATTCGCCTACAATCTTCAAAGCGCGAGAGGCTCAGATGGAAACCTCATTAAATTCAATGGCGAACCAAATATCACTTTGTTTACAGCAGATGAAATTAAAATTTCCAACCCATATCTTTTATATACAAAAATATACAACAAATCAACTATAGAGACCACATCTAACTTCACCGCAAACCCTGATTTTTTAGTGCAATTAAAGGAGTACTTAAACACAATTAATAATACTCTGTCGGTTCAACACTCTATAGATGAATATAATCCATTAAGTTACATGATTCGACTTAACACTTTGTCATATAATACAGCCTCGTTATTAGACCTGATATGTACATCCCCCATATCTCATGTATACTGTTTGATAAAATATGATGGGTATCAATTAAAAACATTTACACTTGAAGAACAAGTATTCGCCGATATTTTAGAAATATCATATCTTCTATCAAGAAAACTAATTCGTTTGATATATAATGAAGATATACCACATTACGACAACATTTATAATTACTTATATGTTGGTAAGTTGAGGTTTAAATTCAGAAAACACGCCTATTCTTTACAAGCATTTTCTTCGCAGGAATGGGCTGATTACGTTTCTGAAGCACTAACTCTAGTTCCTAACGAAGTTGGCGGCACTTTGGCGGCAGCGCATTAAAAATTAGTAAAATGGACAAACACTACATAACAATAACGCACTGTTTTTAAATGCAAACTACTGTTTTTGCTATAGTAAAAATGGTATGTAGGAATTTCGGACGCGGGTTCAACTCCCGCCAGCTCCACCAATCATGATTGGACGGTGCAAGGACAACACCAACAAAAACAGGAAGTTAGAAGTCTCAGCAAGACACCGACCAGACGGTGAGGAGACATAAAAGGATACGCAAAGGAGCCGCGGCTCCTGGTGATATGAAAGCCCACAGATGTGGGCTTTTTCGTTGATGGTCAGAACGACCAGTTCACACCAGCCACCGCGTTCCACGGGGATTCCACACCGGCACCATGGCTATACCCCACCCCGAGATGCCCGCTTAACGAACTGCTGAATGAGGCTTTAATACCTGCCTGGTATATTCCACGTCTGCCCGACAAATCATTGACAAAATTACCGTCAT